GCCCAGAAAGCAGGAGCCTGCTCGCGTGGACTTTATGCGTGAGGGTCAGGCTTCTACTGCTCCGGCTTCACGGCCTTCTGTTACGCCAGCGCCAGCCCCGGCAACGCGCCCGGCCCCGGCTGTAGAGCAGCCTGCTACGCGACGATCACCGACTCCCTTGAGCGTGACTTCGTTGCTTGTTGAGCCGGCAGCGTCGATGCTGACTGGCGTTTTGAGCCTGCTTCCGTCTTACGCTCGAGGCGCATACGGCCTTGCAAAAGGCGAGTCAGACCCGGAAGCCGCAGCAGCGATTCGCGAAACTCAGCGCAAGATGACGTACGAGCCGCGCAGTGAGATGGGCAAGTTGGGTATGGAGACGATCCGCCCTGCTGCGGAGGTCCTGTCGATTCCGTCGCAAATGATTGGCAAGGGCGTTGAGAAAGTGACCGGCTCCAAGGTTGCCAGTACCGTTGCCGAGGATGTGCTCGGGCCTGAAGTCCTGCTCCCTGGTGCTGTAGCGGCTAGAGGCTTGATGCGCCGCCGTGCGGCAGCGAAGGCTGTCCCTGAAGCTCCGCCTGCCGTAACTCCAGAGCCTCCGCCAGTTGTTGCGCCAGAGCCGCCGCCTCCTGTGGTGCCGGAAGTCAAGGGCAAGAAGGGCAAGAAGCCAAAGGCGTCGAAACTGCCGATTGTTAAGACGCCGGATGAAGTTAACACGCAAGTAGTGAAGTCTGAGATTAATCTTTCTCCAGACCCAGAACTTGAGGCTGCGCGTATCGCAGCGCGTGATCTTCCGGAGAACGTCGTCCCCGGCATGAAGACTGGCGAGCGCGTAGCGCCTACGATTGCTGCGCAGCAAAAAATTACCAATGCTGCAAAAGAGTTGCTGGAGACTGGAGAGGTCAAGATTGACCCCAGCATCCCGCCGTTCTTGCAGGTTGCTAACTTGCTTCAGTCTGGGCGCTTACGTCCAGATGTGTACGTTGACATTCTCAAACGTAATGAGCTGACCCCAGATGAGTTTGCAAAGTCTTACGTTCAAGAAGTTTCGCAGGCTGGTAGAACGCTGCAAATTCTAAGTGACTTTAGGAAGTTTACTCGCGAAGCAGAGGACGCCGTTGAAGGCATTAACACTCAGGCTGCGGGCGGAATCATTGATGATCGAGGAATTTTTAAACGAATAGAAGATATTCGTCGTGGACTTATGGTGTCGCAACTTTCAACGGCGGTACGTAATGCTACGGTCGGAGTTGGCAGATCCATTCTTGATACCGGTACAAAGTTGATTGACTACGGTATTCAAAAGGCTACTGGCAAGGTCAACCCAGAGATGCCGTTGACGACGGCGGGCGATGCGTTTGGTCAAGTAATGAACTTGCTCAATCCAAAGCAAGCCATGGACTTAACCAAACGTATCCTTGAGGTTCGCCCAAAAGAATACGATGAGATGTTCCGTCAGTACAACGCTGGCGTAACGCTTGGCGGAAAAGCTCCGGACATTCTAGGTGGCGCTGAGAAAGCGGTTTATGCACTTAACGTATTTAACCGATTCCAAGACAGCGTGATGCGTAGCGCCGTCTTTGCGGACTCTGTTGAGCGCGGCATGAAAGCACGCGGGCTCGACTTCCACGAAGTAATGAAGTCCAACCGCATGGGCGATATTCCGGAGGATATCGTTCAGCGCGGCGTTGAAGACGCTATGGACTTCACATTCTCAAACAAGCCGAAGACAAAGGCTGAGCAAGCCGTTGTTACCGCTATCGATAACATTCCGCTTGCTACAGTTGCAATCCCGTTCCCGCGCTTCTTGATTAACTCAATGCGCTTTATGACGGAGTACAGCCCTGCTGGCCCGTTGCATTTGCTCAGCAAGAACGAACGGGCTGCGCTCAAGTCAGGCGATACCAGATTACTATCTAAAGCACTTGCTGGGTCAGGCCTTCTTTACGGGGCATACGCGCTGCGTGACTCAGAATACGCTGGCGAGAAGTGGTACGAACTGAAGGGTGAAGATGGCAAGACCATCGACATGCGCCCGTATGCGCCGTTCTCTGCGTATCTGTTTGTTGGCGATGTTATAAAGCGCAATCTGGATGGTACGTTGTACGACCTGAAAGGAACTGATGTTACCGAAGCCCTCGCCGGCATCGGCTCTGATAAAACTGGGCTCCAACTGGTTGACGGGGTGCTTGGCGAATTCAGAAAAGACCCAGAGTTTGGAGCCAAGAAAGCAGAAGACTTCCTTGTGAAGTTAGGCGGCGAATACGCCGGCACATTCTTCATTCCGTTTCAGCAAGTTCGCGATGTCATGGCGGAGTTCATGCCAGAGGAAGCCAAGGTTCGCCGCGTTACGGAAGAGCCTCTGACTGGCCCAATAACTTCCAAACTTCCTGTCGCTGGCCGTGAACTGCCAGAGTCTTTCTCATACACCAACCCGCAGCCTCGGGTGCGCGAGTCGCCTGGGCTTCGTCAGGTTACGGGCGTCACGCAAATCTCTCCCAAGAACGAAGCCGAGAAAGAAATGGATCGGCTTCAGATTAAGGAGTTTGAGATATTCAAGCGCACGGGGGATGTTGATGCAGACAGGCTTGTTGCATCAAAGTCTGCTTCATTAATTAATGATGTTGTCTCAAAGTTTGTGTCTTCTCCTGAGTATGCAAACAAAACCAATTCTCAAAAGCGATATATTTTCAAACAACTTTTGTCTGAGGTTAATTCCGCCGCCCGTCAACAGGCGATGAAAGAAACCCCGGATGCGTTTTTGAAGGATGTTATTAAGAAGGCGCTAAGCAAGGATGAACTTCGCATTCTGGAAGAGGCAGGCGTCAAGTTCCCAGAGAAGAAGGCAGAGGGCGGGCTAGTTACTCCTGGGAACATTGATGTATCCAAGCTCCCCGCTGTACGCAATCCAGATGGTACTTACAGCACCGTCCGATCTATGGGCGTTAACATTAATGGTAAAGAAGTTCTTATTCCCACTGTCGTAAATGGCAGGGTTGTTTCTGAAAAAGAAGCCATTGATGCTTACTTAAAAACAGGAAGACACTTAGGAATTTTTTCTAGTCCCGAAGCCTCTACTGCTTACGCCCAGCGCCTTCACGAGCAGGAGGCACAGCGAATTAAGAAAGCCAAAGGCGGCGTGGTTTATACCCCCGCAGAAGAAGTCTTGCTAAGAAGATACGCAAGCAGGTAGAGTCAAGCCCATGAAAAAGAAGGACAAGTACACGCCTGTCCAGATCGAGGACGGCAAGTGGTATCGCGTCCGTGGGTATACGCACACGGAGTGTTGCGACTGCGCTTTGGTTCACAAGGAAGAGTTCCGGATGGTCGATGGGCACTTGGAGTGGAGAGCCACCCGAGATGACAAGGCCACCGACAAGCGCCGTAAAGAACTTGGAATAAAGGTGGATCGTGCCAAAGAGAATATCTGACGAAGAGTTCATATCAACTTGGATCAGACTTAAAAAGCCTAATGAAATAGCAAAAGAACTGGGGGTGTCGCAAAGGCCAATGATGTCCCGTCGCCGCAATCTTGAAGCCAAGTACGGGATTGCGCTGCCCACAGTTAACAAGAACAACTCTCAAAGTGATAAAACCCTGAAGGGGCACAGGGTATCCAAGATTGCTGAGGACCGAGCCCGGCGGTACGAATCAGAGATGCTCGATACGCTGGACGAAGGCGTAGTAATGATTGCTTCAGATGCGCACTACTGGCCCGGCATCGTGAGCCCAGCGCATGAAGCGTTCTGTAGATTAGCCAAGAAACTTAGTCCAAAAATGATCGTGCTGAATGGCGACATCTTGGACGGTGCCCGCATCAGCCGGCATGCCCGGATCATGTGGGAAAAGCAGCCTGAGCTAAAGGAAGAGATCCACGCTGTACAGGATCGGTGCGCGGAGATTGAGCGTGCTGCGGGTAATGCGAAGCTCATCAGGACGATTGGCAATCACGATGCTCGCTTTGAAAACTACCTGTCTGGCCGGATTGGCGAGTTTGAAGAAATGACCGGAACTACCCTGCTTGACTATCTGCCTCGGTGGAGAGCGGGCTGGTGCTTGCATTTGAACAGGGAGCAAGATGGTTGGCTTGCGATCCGGCATCGACCTGTATCCGGTGGGATACACGCCTCCTATAACAGCACCCTAAAGGCTGGCGTCTCTTACGCGCACGGGCACCTTCACAAGCTTCAGGTAACGCCCTGGGCGGACTATCGCGGCCGGCGGTATGGTGTAGACACCGGTACCCTTGCTGAGCCTTACGGGCCTCAGTTCAACTATGCCGAAGCCGGCCCGGTCAACTGGGCGTCGGGCTTTGCGGTCATTACCTTCAAGGGCGGCAAGATGCTTCAGCCCGAGCTGTGCGTGGTCGAGCACGGCAAGGCATGGTTTAGAGGGGAAGAGATATGACTCGCTGCCAACAGTGCAGGCACTTCATCAAGACCTACGAGGACGAGGGCTGGTGCTCGAACGGTAAGTACTCCGGGTTTATCGAAGTCAAGTTCAACGAAGAGCGGTGCAAGGGAGAAGGCTTCGTTAGGGAAACCGAACTCCCTCTGACTCAGCCTTCTGCGCCTGAAGCGAATCCACATACGCTGTGATGATGGCTTCAATTAACTCATCGTATTGAGTAGGCGTAAAATCAAGGAAGTTGTACACCCCGATAGCCTCAATGAAGTACCCACCGGCAGCGGCTGCGTCGTTGATAGCGGCTTGTTCGTTTGGCGACTTGTCGATCATGTAATCATCCACGCACTTTAGTGAACAAAACCTGGCTGTTCGTCGGGTTTCCCCCGGTGGCGGGGAGTACATGAACCCTCTCGCCTCCCGATGACACATCGGGCATAAACCGAAACTCCGTAATCTCTGTGTACTTGCCATTCTTCTGAACCTTGATCTCGGTGGGTTTGAGTAATGCATCTGCATTACCAAGGGCGTCTGCGGTCGAGGTCGGCAGGATGCCGGGACCCTTCATGCGCTTGCGCCACCACTTCACTGCCTTGTCTCGAGGGTAACCCTTGTGGTCGAAGCAGACCCACTCCCGAAACACTTCCATTCCGGATCGATATTCCACGCGCATTGAGTCCGGCTTGCCCGGCTTATTGTGCCGGCGATAGAAGACCGCATTGACCTTCTTCCACTCGGCCGGAGCGTCCACGCTCATAATCGGCAGCGTCGTCGCCGTAGAGGCGATCTCAGGCTCTCTAGGGGGCCAGACATATCCACAGTCGGGACATTCCATGGAGCCCGCAAAAACGATGCTATGGCATTCTGGGCATGTCTTGGTCGGAGCCTCGCCGCCCTCTTCGCTACGCCGGGGCTTCTTGGGATTGACCTTATCCACCGGCCCGTGTCGGGCGACGTTGCCCGCAAAGTCCAGCACCAGGCAGTCCGTCTTGCCGGGCGAGTTACGCATCCCCCGTCCCATGATCTGTATGTACAAGCCGGTTGAGCAGGTAGGTCTCAGCACCGCAAGGAGGTCCACATTCGGGGCGTTGAACCCGGTCGTCAGAACTCCCATAGATGCAATAGCCCGCAGCCTGCCGGCCTTAAAGTCGCGGATGATCTCGTCCCGCTCTACCCTTGGGGTGTCCCCAAAAATGGTTGCACAGTCGATGCTGTGCTTTCCCAGCAGCGAAGCAATGTGGGTGGCGTGACTCACGCCAGAGCAGAAGATCAGCCACGAGCGCCGGTCCTTCCCGTACTCCAGAATCTCCTCCACCACGGCAGCGTTGATGTCGTCCTTGTCAACGGCTTTCTCGAGTTCCCCTTGGATATACTCGCCGCCTCGCATTCCAACCCCGCTCACCCCCAGCTGCGTCTTGGGTTGCTTAGATACCAACTTGGTAAGGAACCCCTCGCGCACCATGTCGGAAAGCGGAGCCTCGTACGAGACCGAATCAAACAGCGCATCCTTGCCGTCGTACAGGAGCCCCGAGTCCAGCCGATATGGTGTAGCAGTTAACCCAATCACCCGCATGTCCGGGTTCATCACCTTCAGATTGTTCAGAAACTTCTGATACATCGTGTTGGTTTTGCGCGGAATTAGATGCGCTTCGTCAATCAAAACGATATCGACCTTGACGAACTTCGATGCCTTTGAATGCACCGACTGAATCCCACAAAACACAATCGAAGGTTCGTACTCGCGCTTGTTCAACCCGGCGGAGTTGATGCCGGCCGGGGCTTCGGGCCAGAGACTCTTCAGTTCATCGTAGTTCTGCCTGATCAACTCGCGAACGTGCGTCACTACCAGAATCTTCGTATCCGCCCACTGGCCGAGAACCAACCGGCAGAACTCCGCAATCACCAGGCTCTTCCCTGTGCCAGTCGGCAGGACGATGACGGGGTTGCCATCATTCTCCTGCATGTAGCGCATGGTGGCTTCGATGGATTCCTCTTGGTAGTAGCGCAGTTTAATCACGAGTCAAGTTCCTGTTTCGGTAATGATTTAATAATTTCTTTTGCGACATGTTTCACATGTTCAAGTTCTCTGTCAGAGAACGACATGATCAGGCTATATGCATACAAATCTAGTGCTTTCAAAATGATGAGCAAATCTTCTCCGGTGAGTAGCATCGTTGACTCAACGTCGTCGTCCGATACTTCATCTGGATCTATG